CCGTTTATATAGTGAGGGGGTTTTACAGTTCAGTGAGGAGCGTAGCGACGAGCTGAACTCCTGTTGCTTCTTCGCTTGTTGCTACGAAGCCTTAAGCGAGTAGCAAGGTAGTGGTTCGTAACTGCTCCTTTGTCGCAGTTACTCACGGTTTACTGCTCCCTTAGTTTTTTACATTGTTTTACCCTTTTGTTGATCTATTACCCGATTGGTGTGGTTGTCATGGCTGTTAAGAAATCTTCTTCGGTGAAGAAGTCCGCTGCTAAGAAGTCCGCGCCGGTTAAGAAGGCTGTGGCGAAGAAGGTTGTGGTGGAGAAGAAGACGGGCGAGAAGTATGCGTCTAAGGCCGCGATGGTAAAGCACGAAAAGGGCGAGGGTAAGAAGATGCAGTTCATGGAGATGATTGCTGCTAAGAAGGCTGCGGCTAAGAAGCCTGCTAAGAAGGTTGCTAAGAAGGGTAAGTAATGCCCGCGAAGAAAGATCCGCGCCTTGAGCGTGCTGGTGTTGCCGGTTTCAATAAGCCTAAGCGCACCCCTAACCATCCCACGAAGTCTCACGTTGTTGTGGCTAAGTCTGGGGATCAGATCAAAACTATTCGTTTCGGTCAGCAGGGCGTGTCTGGTTCACCTAAGAAGTCTGGTGAGTCGAAGGCTGATGCTGCTCGTAGGGCTTCTTTCAAGGCCCGCCATAAGGCTAACATTGATAAGGGTACGCTTTCCGCTGCCTATTGGGCCAATAAGGTGAAGTGGTAACTGATGGCTGAGGGTAAGAAGGGTCGCTCTGGTCGTAAGCCTGGTTCGGATCTTTCCCCCAACGAGGCCCGCCGGTTGTTCCTTGCCGAGGTTGCTACTGGTGCCACTAACCCTGCCGCTTTGGCGAAGGTTGGTAGGTCTCTGTCTTGGTATGAGGCTTCCCGCCGTGACTACCCAGAGTTCAAACGGGACGTGGATAACGCTCGTGCTGTTCTTAAAGAAGTAAAAACTACGGGTAGGGAACCTGTTGGGGATTTCGCGTCGTTCCGGCGCACGTTCCTTAACCGGGAAACTTACCCCCACCAGCAGGGCTGGATCGATCTGCTTGAGGGCCGAGAGCCGGAGTTGTTTCATCCGGCCATTGAGTACCAACCAGGTCAAGCCAGCCGTATTTTGATTAACACCCCCCCTGCACACGCCAAATCGCAGACGGTTTCTATTGACTATGTGGTGTACCGGATTTGTAAGAACCCTGACACCCGCGTGATCCTTGTGTCTAAGACACAGAAGATGGCGCAACAATTCTTGTACGGTATCAAGCAGCGACTGACGCACCCAGCGTACGCGAAGTTGCAAGCCAACTTTAGCCCTGAGGGTGGTTTTAAGAAAACTGCTGACTCGTGGACTGCCAACCAAATCTATTTGGGTGGTGAGGAGCGGGATGGTCAGGAGAAAGATCCAACGGTTCAGGCCATTGGTATTGGTGGGCAGATCTATGGTGCCCGTGCTGACCTGATTATTATTGATGACGCGGTTGTGTTGGCTAACGCAGCTGAGTGGGAAAAGCACATGGACTGGCTTCGTATCGAAGTTAGCTCCCGACTGGCCCCCACGGGCAAACTGCTGGTTATTGGTACGCGCGTTGCGCCCATTGACCTGTATCAACAACTTATGAACGGTGACCACTACGTTTCAGGTACGTCACCTTGGACACGCTTCTCACAACCCGCTGTGTTGGATTATGGTGGCGGTAGCTCTGAGGACTGGTTGACCTTGTGGCCTAAGGCCGAGGTTCCTTTTGAGGGGTCTGAGGGTGAAGAACCCGACGAGGATGGTTTGTTCCGTCGTTGGGATGGCCCCCACCTTGACAACGTGCGTGGCGCTGTTGGCCCCCGCATCTGGTCAATGGTTTACCAGCAACAAGACGTTTCAGAGGATGCAATCTTCCACCCTGCTGCTGTTCGCGGAAGCGTAAACGGTATGCGTAAAGTGGGGCCACTGAACGGGCAGGCCGCTGGGCACCCCGCCAACCCCGAGGGTTTCTACATTGTTTGCGGGCTAGACCCCGCAGCTGACAAAGACACTGCCGCTATTGCTATGGCAGTGGATCGTCAGTCGGGTAAGCGTTACATCCTTGACGCGGCACGCATGAGTGGTGCCACCCCGTCAAAGATCTATGACCTTGTTACTTCTTGGACGGATAGGTACCGCCCGCAGGAATGGATCATTGAATCCAACGCTTTCCAGTTGTACCTGGTTCACGACGAAAACTTGAACAAGTATTTGAATAACCGTGGTTGTGTTATCAAACCCCACTACACGTCCCGCATTAACAAGTGGGATGAGGGTTTTGGTGTGGCAAGTATGGCACCCCTGTTCGGCACCATTGAGACCGCTAGTGATAAGAACCGTGTTGCTCGTTCAATGGGTGATAATCAGATCGAACTTCCCCTTGTTGAGGGAACCGAAGGTATGAAGGCTTTGGTTGAGCAACTTGTTTCCTGGCAACCTAAGACCCGTAACAAAACAGACCTTGTGATGGCGTTGTGGTTCTGTGAACTTTCTGCACGCGCAATCATTGGGCAAACAACCAGTGACATGAACTGGTTCACAAAGAACCCCTACTCCTCTCCCCGAAGCATGAGTCAACGAGCCGTCATTGACTTAAACGAGTGGGCAGCAACCCGAAATGAAATGGTGATGTAATGGCTGATGCGTCTATTGCACAATACGCGGATCGTGGTATCCGCCAACGCTTTGACGTACTCAAGTCTCGTTACGCTGAGCGCGATGGTCGAATGAACAAGGTGGCCTCTGTCCGTGGGGGTAACTACGATGAGGCTTTCCCAGGTTTGTTCCCATCCGAGTGGCCCAAGCCAATCGTTGCCAACTTCATTGACACCGTTGCCCGTGACCTTTCAGAAGTGATCGCACCACTACCCACGTTTTCCTGTTCACAAACCAACATGACCGATGATGCGAAGCGCACCAAGGCTGAGAAGCGCACCATCATTGCCAACTGGTATGTAGCTGCATCAAAGCTTGGTCGGGAAATGTATGCTGGTTCAGACCAGTACATCACTTACGGTTTCCTACCTTTCCGTGTTGAACCAAACTTCAAGGATCGTCGCCCACACATCACGGTCGAAGATCCAATGGGTTCGTACCCAGAGTTTGATCGTTGGGGAAACTGCACCGCTTTCGCACGACGCTTCCTCAAGCCTACCTCGGAACTTTGCGCCATGTTTCCTGAGTACGCTGACAAACTAAAGAACAAGAATCAGGGCCAGTACACACCTGGCGACACAATGCTTGAAGTGGTTCGTTGGGTGGACGACAAAGAAGAAATCATGTTCGTGCCCGAACGAGCAAACCTGATCCTCGCACAAACAAACAACCCACTAGGGCGCTGTCCTGTTGTGGTAGCCCGCAAACCTTCCTTCGACGGTCAACAACGTGGACAATTTGATGATGTGCTTTGGGTACAGATGGCTCGCGCGAAGTTTGCGCTACTATCCCTTGAGGCAGCCCACAAAGCTGTTGAAGCCCCATTGTTTGTACCATCGGACATTCAACACTTCCCCATCGGTGGGGATGCAATCATCCGCACGCGTGAACCACAAAACGTGCGACGTGCGCCAATCGAAATGCCACAGTCCGCGTTCGCCCAAGCACAATCCCTAGACCAAGAAATGCGAAACGGGGCACGCTACCCCGAAGGCCGTCAAGGAAACATTGACGCAAGCATCATCACAGGTCGCGGAGTCCAAGCACTCATGGGTGGCTTCGACACCCAAATCAAAACCGCACAAGACGTACTCGCAGACACCTTCGTTGAAGTACTCCAAATGTGCTTCGAACTGGACACAAAACTTTGGCCACTTGATAGCAAGGAAATCAAGGGGCAACAGAATGGTAATCCTTACACCATCAAGTATGTTCCCCAGCGCGACATTGGTACTGAGACTGGTGTTGAGGTCACTTACGGTTTGATGGCTGGTCTTGACCCGAACCGCGCACTGGTGTGGTCGTTGCAGGCTTTGGGTGCTGACCTTGTTTCCAAGTCGTTCGTTCGTCGCAACTTGCCTAACTCAATGAATGTTAAGACTGAGGAAGAACTCATTGATGTGGAACGTCTGCGTGAGGCAGGGTTCCAGGGTGTTGCTGCTTATGTTCAGTCCATTCCTGCTATGGCTGCCCAGGGGCAAGACCCCACTGATGTTGTTACTAAGCTTGCCTCAATCATTGAAGCCCGTAAGAACGGTACTCCGATTGAGACTGCGATTGCGGATGCTTTTGCTCCGCCACCACCGCCTTCCCCTCAGACGGAAGCAGGTGTAGCCGGTCAGCAGATGCCTAACGAACTTGGCTCTCCCGGTATGCCTGCCCCTGAGGGGACACCTTCTGGTATGCCTCCTGGTATGCAAGAAACTGGACTCCCGCAGGGTGTTGCACCTGGTCAAGCAGGTATGGCTCCTGGTGGTCGCCCAGATATGCAGACTCTCCTTGCTGGATTGTCTGGTTCCGGCGCACCGAACCTTTCGGCTAGCGTTGTCCGCCGCCAACCGGCGTAACAAGATAGGAAATAATATGGCTAAGAAGATGCCGAGTTTCGGCTCTCAGGGCACTGCTGCTCCGGTTAATACGGCAGAGCCAATCAAGGCAGGTACTCCTGTTGATTTCAAGAACAGTCCTAAGCCTGGCAGTGCTGGCAAGGTTACTGATGGCGTTCAGGTTCCTGGTGTTGGGAATAACGACAAGCGTAAGGTTAAGTAGTGCCTGGGATGGGGCCGGTTAAGCCCGTCCGCAAGTCGAAGCCCTTCAAGGCTGGTTCACCAGTTTCTGCTAAGCCTGTTCGTAAGGGTGCTGTTACTGGTGCGGTGGCCAAGAAGAAGCAAATGATTGATATGAAAAAGACCATTGATAAAAAAACTGCATCCGAAAAAATGAAAAAAGTCCAGTTGGAGCAGATGAAGAAAAGCGTGGCTAAGAAGCCCGCCCGTAAGTCTCTCGGTGGTGGAACTTCCCGCCGGGCATCGTACTAAAACTGATTGAGGTGAAGCGTGGCAGAGCAAGGCGGTTACAGAAAGCCTGGTAATCCTGCACCCGTTTCAGGGCCGGGGTCACTATCGCAACGTACTGATGGTGGCCCTGGTCAACCTGTTCGTGAAGTTCCTGCCGCCTACTATGGCGAGCGTCAAGAGATGCGTAATATTCAGGGTGGTGCTACGATGGCTCAAGGCTCTATGCCCGCAGGAAGCCCTGTGATGCCTTCTAACGGCACGACACCCCCTTCTGCGCCTGCCACCCCAGGTCAGGGAATTACGCCCCTTACAGAGCCAACACAGCGTCCTGATGAACCAGGTACTGCTGGTGCCGCCCTCGGCCCTGGGCCTGGTACTGAGGCACTTAATCTTCCAGGTGCTAGGCAAGACACCGAAAGGTTGCTTAAGTATCTTCCGGCTATCATGCGACAGGCTGAGTCTCCCGATTCTGGTCAACAAATTAAAATTCTTGCACAGTATTTGCGAGGTATTGCCAATGGATAGTTCAATGACTTTCTGGGACAAACTAGGAATGTACGTTGATGCCGTTGGTCTTGAAAATGCTGGAGTAGCGTGGGATCTTTCTTTAGCACCAATGTCTGACGTTGACCACCGTGACTTTGCCACCGCTTTGATTGCTGGTATCCAGCCATGAGTTTATGGGATGATTTCAAAAATGCTGTTACTCCGTTTATTCAGACTTTAACTGGACAGGGATCTGTTAATGGTGTTGCACCTGTCAACCAGCGTATTGGTGACAATACTCTTGGTCTGAGACCAGGCACTGCTCTTAGTACAGCGGCCAACCCCGTTTCTACTACTTACCAAAATGTTTATTCTTATGCCTTTGCCCGTCCAGTAACAACGATGCTTCTTGGTGAAAACATTGACCCAGGAGCGCAGTACCCCGGCAAGGGTGGCGCTGGATGGAATGACATCAGGGCACGTTGGAACGCGTCAGAATATGTTTCACCAGGACAAGAAATTGTTGCTGGTTTCAATAACTATTTTGGTGACGGTAGCGATAGTATCTTCAACCAAGATCCAAATAGCAAAAACTCTCCTCGCTACCAAGTTAACCAAGCGATGCTTAAGCGGGAGAAGTTAAACAGATTTAAGGATAACTGGTGGGCTAATACTGTATCTGGAACATCTGATGCCATTTTTAACTGGTATCTTGATCCAGGTGTTGTGGCAACCAAGGGTCTTACTACCGCAAAAGTAGCAACTAGGGCTGAGACCATTGCCGCTGAACGCGCATCAATTTTCCAGCGTGAGGGTGGAACGTGGGAGTTCATTAAGTGGGCTACTAAAGAAAAAGATGCCAACCTTATCAACGAGCGTCTAAAAAATACTAATCCAACTTTGGCCCATGCCCTTGCCGATTCGACAGATGAACGCATGAGTACATTGATCTGGTTAGGTTCTCGTGGCGACCAGGCTTCTATTGAAGCAATACGTACAGAACAGGCTTCTTTGGCCTCTGCCGTTGAGTCGAACCAAAACATTCTTGGTTTTGCAAAACTGAATGGCTATTCAGAAGGCATGACCAGAATGATTAGGGCCGAACTTGCCGATCTTGAATTGCGTGATGATAAACTAGGCCAAGCAATGAGTACACAGTACACTAACATAATCGTTAGTGGAACTAAGAAAGAGGTTGCTCCTCTTACTACTACTGGTAGTGCTGGGGCAGTAGGGCAAGATCTTTCTATTGTTTTTCCCAACAAGGGGAAGACTGAGTTAAGAAATATTGCTCGTGCAGAAAAAAAGTTTGCTGCCAAGGTGGGGTACGGTAATCAGTACACAAAGAAAGTTTTCCAACGTGCACCTGGTATCCGTCCGGTAGTTGTTTGGACACCCAATAGTAACTTTGGCAAACTACGCCAACTTGGGGCATCGGTAGAGATGGGAACCCCAACGGGTATCTTCCATTTGCAGGGACATAACGCATCGGATGGTGCAACAGAACTTCTTGCTAATCTCAGGTCTTCATCCGGCCCACTTAAAAAACTTTTCAATGGTGAAGAAGTCAGCATTTACCATAACCGCTACTTGACTGCACCTAACTCTACTGAAAGAAGTGTAATTCTTAAAGAAATCGAAGACGAGGCTATGGCTAGAATCTTTGACAAGTACGGTTTGTCTCGTGATGTTATCCCAGATATTGTTAATCACATTGGGACAAAGAAAAATGAAGTCGTTGAGCAGGTTGTCAAGCGTGATGGTGGAAAATTCCCTGGTGATGAAGGGGAAATCAACGTACTTAAAGTTTTTGATACAAAGACTATTGACACTTATGTTATGCACAACTGGCAAGCGTTTGATCGTGCTGTAAGAAACAATCTTGCTGGTAAAGAAATGAGCACCAAAAATACAAAAGAAAAACTAATTGGTGCATACGACTGGACAATGCAGATCTGGCGTCCAGCAGTGCTATTCCGCCTTGGTTATACTATCCGAAACATTGGTGAAGGTGCACTACGTGTAGCCTCTGTTAGTGACGCGATGATGGGCGAACAGTACAATGGTGCTGGTGGAAGATTCGTTAAAAACCGTGGCATTGGTTGGACTGCACAAAAGTTTGGAAAAGATATTGACCAAGTAACGTCAGACGCATTGACAGAACTTGATGGCACTATTGCCGCTAGGTTGAAATTACGTGGTATTGATCCGCGAGAATTCTACAATGGTACACACACCATTCCAGCGGATATGTCTTTAACTGGTGTTATTGATGAACAAGATAAACTTCTTGCTTCACGACAGTCAGTTATAGAAAACTTTATTGCTGAGGGTAAGTACCGCCTTGGTGCCGAGAAAGAAACGTACCTTGGTATCACCTATGATGGTGCCTTCGCTGGTAACGGTGGGCGTTTCTTGCGTGAACTTAGTTCTGCGCGTGGTACTAAAGAGGCTGAACTTGTCGGGCCACAGGGTGTGGTTCGTGGTATTGCTGGTAATACAAAGTGGAGCGACACATCAACTGTAATCCGCAAGTCTGATGCTAGTTATGTTCCTTCGCTTGTCAATGTTATCAACAATCAATGGCGTAACTCCCCACTTGCAACACGAATCTTAAGGGGAGATAGCGAAGAAGCAGTTACCGCTTGGCTTAAAAGCAATGATAGAGAAGCGTACTATGTGCGTAATGAAATTGGTCTATCAAAGTATGATGCCGAACTTGCGGTATCAAGAGCGGTAGAGGTTATCAATCGCTATATGCCAGATCCGACATTGCGTGCCGCTGCAACTGTACGTGAAGTTAGGGCAGAAGAAGTCGGACAGTCTATCAAGGCTTTTGAAAGACTAGACAAAGATGCTTACGGCGACATCGTTGCTAAAGAGTTGGAAGAAGTTGTACCAAAAAGTAATGTTAAAACTTTTGCTAAAGGTTTTGTTAGCAGAACTTTCCATTATATTGGTTCGCTTCCAGAAGACACTATTCTTCGCCACCCATTTGTTGCCATGCGCTACAACCAGTACACCCAGCAGGCCATTAAAGGCATGGTGGATAACGGTATTGAAAGCATTGATAACGCCACTCTTAATCAAATCCAACGTGCGGCACGGGCTTATTCCTTGCGGGAAGTTAAGCGAACGCTTTATACCATTGAACGGTACAGTAACTCAGCCGAAGTTCTAAGATTTGTTGCACCGTTCTACGCCGCATTTGAAAACACGGCACGAACTTGGGCACGCATTGTTCGAAACGATCCGTCAATCGGTGTTCATGCACTTCAAGTTCTTAACGCACCAACGCAAGCAGGTATGGTTATTGACCAAGAAGGCCGCCCGATTAAATATGAGCGCGGTATGTTGCCGTCGAAGAACTGGTCAATCCAGTTTCAGGTTCCAGAAAATGTTGCTAAACATATTCCCGGTCTTGAGCAAAATCCAAACTTGCGTATTAACCTGAAATCTTTGAACGTGGTTTTGCAGGGAGAAACATACTTTACTCCCGGTGCCGGGCCTCACGTTCAGATGCTTGTATCTGAAATGAATAAAAAGTTTGATAATAACTTTGTCCGTCTCCTCGGTGATATGACATTAACAAATGGTGTATCAAAGCGATTCGGATCTTATGACATGGCACTACCAGCAGGCGCTAGGCGTTTGGTGTCTAAGATGAGGAACGATGAAGCGGTTGACTTTGCCCGCGATCAGGCAATGATCGCTTTGCAGTTACGTGCTGAGTACGAAAAAAAGGGTCAGCGAGTACCAGACAACCTGCTTGATATTGCAAACGAAAAAACAAGTGCATTGTACACAATGAGAATGTTTGTTAGCGTTATCGCCCCAGCGCAACCACAGTTTACGATCAAGCCTGAGTACCAACAGTATGTTGATATCTACCGCCAGTTCCAAGGTCAGGGAACTGTTGATGGCAAGAGCCCTAACCAAAGATTTACTGAACAATTTCCTGAATTTTTCCAATGGACTGCATCAACATCTGAAAATAAAACTGGTGTATATGCTAGCCGCACAGCAAGGCAGAACATTGGTCGTTATAAGAATCTTTTTGGTTCTGTTCTTTCTGTTGATGGTGCAGATGATGGTTTGATTGGGTTGCTTGTTAATAACCCTGAGGATACAAAGTACGATCAGTACACCGCCGCTTGGATGAGTGGTCGCCAAGTTGCTTCTGGTGTTGATCTTTCCTTCAAATCCACTAGAGATGTTATGACGACCATCAAACAGCCCTATATCAACAAGGGCTGGGATGAATACATTGCCATGACTAACGAAACTCAGGCTCGCCTTAACTACCTTGGTCTAACATCATACAACCAACGTGGTGCTGAGGAAATTTTGCAGTATAGGCAAGAGATGATTACGTTCTTTAAGAATACGTACCCTGAATGGTATGCAGACTTTAAGACCTCCGACAAAGCGCGTCAAGAAGCAAACGCTAAGGGTTTAGAGATTGTTTTGAAAGATCCAGTCTTTGCTAAGGATAAGGCAAACGATCCTTTGTGGGTTGGTATCTCTGGGTATCTTGAGGCTCGTAAAGAAATTGCAGATGAACTAGCGCGTAATAAGGCTGCTGGTGGTTCTGGTAGCATCACCGCAAAGTCTAACGATTATATTCAACAGCATTACATTTCAACAGTTAATTGGTTTAATTCCAAGTCTCCAAGATCAGCCGAAGTGTTCTCCCGTTTCTTTGATGGAGAGTTCGGTAGATTTGATGAACTTAATTCTGAACAAACGATGGGTGGTTACTAATGGCTTTCCGCGCAGATACTCGTCCTGTTAGTCCTTGGTCTCCTGGAGCAAGTTCTACATCTACTTCTTCTACACCTTCTACACCTTCAACACCCGGCCCGTTCCGGAGTGGCTATGTTCCAATCCCGGTAGATTGGGCATCTATATCTAGGCCAAACCAGTGGAATAACTATCTTAACAATGCCGCTGTAACTAATAGAAAACAATATGCTTCTGCTATTAATAGAATGGTTAAGGCTGGTCTCATTAATAAAGGAGCAACACTTTTTCAAGCCAACAACGCTTGGGGTTACATAACTGATTTTGTTCGTTCATCCCAAAGGCAGGGAAATCTTTTAGGTAAAACACCACTTGATGCTATTGAAATTGTTGGTTCCTTGTTTTCGCAAAGTGGTGGTGGATCTGGCGGTGGCGGTGGCGGTGGTAACGGTACTTACACGCAAACACAAAAGTCAGTTAACCTAAGTTCAGCCAAGGATGCTAAGGCCCTTATTAATCAGTCTTTTCAACAAAGCGTTGGTCGGGATGCTACTGACGATGAGATCAAAAAGTTTCGTAAAGCCTTGAACTCTGAGGAAAAAAAGAATCCAACTATTACTAAAACAACTAATGTTGTTTCTGGATCAAACCAGTCATCAACTAGCAAAACTACTGGTGGTATGGATCGTGGTGCTTACTCTGATGAACAAAGTAAGCAGGCTGAGGACTATGCCGAGTTCCAAACGGAGACGACTTACATGGATGCTTTAATGCGCGCAATTAGCGGTGGTGCTTAATGCCAACCTCTAAGAGGACAACTGCCAAGAGGACAACTGCCAAGAAGACAACTGCCAAGAAGACAACCGCCAAAAAGACAACTGCCAAGAAGGCTACGGCTAAAAAGGCTACACCAGCCAAACTTACACTTGCTGATGTTGGTTGGAACAGGGCTGTTCTTCAATCAAATTCAGAACTTAAAAGTCTGTTTAATAGGGCTGTTGCTGGAAATTGGAATGGCGTTAAGTTTGAAGCAGAGTTAAAAAATACCAAATGGTTTAAGCAGTCAAGTACCCGTTGGCAGGCAACTGAGGTTGAAAGGCTTACCCGACCAGCACAGTACAGGTCTGGTATGGCCGCTGCTCGTCAAGCGGTTATCAATCAGGCGGCTAAAGTTGGCGCGAGGCTTAATGAGGCAACTCTTACTACTGCTACACAACAATTTTACCGCCAGGGATGGACGGAAGAACAACTTAATAGTTCTTTATCCACTTATGTGACTGTTAAAAATGGTCAAATTGGTGGTGAGACAGGTTCAGCAGTTGACAAGTTACGCCAGATCGCTGGTGATAATGGTTTATATTACAGTAACGCTTACTATGAGACGGCTGCTCAAGCCATAGTTGCTGGTACAAAAACATTTGATGACTATGTTAATGATGTTCAAATTTTGGCTGCATCTTCTTATCCTGTTTATGCTAAGCAAATCGAACAGGGTCAAAGTGTTAGGGATATTGCTTCACCATATGTTCAGCGTATGGGTGCGTTGCTTGAAATTGACGATCAAGAGATTCAACTAACCGATCCAACGATTCGTGAAGCGATCAGCGGTATTGATCCCGCCACTGGTGAGGCCCGTGCTAAATCTTTGTGGCAGTTTGAGAATGATTTGCGTAAAGATCCTCGCTGGTTGCAAACAAACAATGCTCGTGACACTATGGCAAATGCAACATCCGGCGTTCTAAAGGCATGGGGTTTCGGTGGCTGATCTAACTCCTGAACAACAATACAATGTTGATTTACAAAATCAATATAATGTTGAAACATACAGGGCACTCTTTACCGAGTATGGTATTGATGACCAAAGTGGTTCACTTTATAACCAACTTCTGGGTTTTGTTCAGGCTGGTTTAACTGGTGACGCACTAGACTTAGCCCTTCGTGGAACGTCACAGTACCAGGAAAGATTCAAGGGTAACAAGGCTTTGAAGGATAGTGGTCAGAGCACTTGGAGTCCGGCAGAATACAGATCCATTGAAGTATCTATGTTCAACTCAATGACACAGTATGGTATGCCAAAAGAGTTTATGACAAATGATTACTATGCCAAACTTATTGGTGGCGGTATCTCGCCCAATGAACTTAACGACCGTGTTGCGGAAGCCGCACAGGTTGTGTACTCCTCACCGTCATCGGTTCGAGATGAGTATGCTAGGCTTTACGGTATAAGTTCTGGCGATCTTATTGCTGGTTTTCTTGACCCGAAGGTTGCTGAACCAATCCTTAAGAAGCGTGTTGCAACATCTACCATTGGTGCTGCCGCTAAAGACCAGGGTGTTCAAAGCAATATGGTCAATGACATTGCTTCTGCTAATGAGGGTATTAGTTATTCTGATGCTGCCCGTGGGTTTGCTCAGGCCCAACAACTTGGTACTCGTGGTCAAGAGTTGTCCCAGATTTATGGTGGAGACAAGTACGGTATTGAGGAAGCAACCAAGGAAACCTTTGGTTTGGCTGGTGCAGCCAAGGCTGAGACCACTAAGAAGAAACTTGCCAGTAAGGAACGTGCCTCGTTTAGTGGTTCTTCTGGTATCCGCGCAGGTTCCCTATCTCAGGATGGCAGAGCACTTTAAGAATTAAAGTAGGTAACACCAGGCTTCCCCACCAAGTGCTACCTACTTTGTGAATGAACAGTAACACATGGCTATGCGCGGTGCAAACCCGTAGCCCCATAAGCCTCTCGCAGACCGACCGGCCCTGCGGAGAGTATAGAGACCGGTAGTAACAGCCAATCACCCTTCCCCTGCGGTGGTTGAGGGTTGCGAAAACTACAACAAGTAAGGGAGACGTTGCGATGAGCAACAACCAATGGGACGAGTTCGACGACGAAACGTATGGCGATGAGGGTGAAGGCCCAAAGGCTTTGCGTGATGCGCTCAAGAAGGAACAGAAGGAACGTAAGCAGCTTGAAGAAAAGCTTGCTTCGCTCCAAAAGTCCTCTCGTGAGCGTACGTTGAAGGAAGTCCTGAACAGTAACGGCGTTAATCCTGCTATTGCTAAGTTCATTCCATCTGATGTGGATGATGAATCGTCGGTTAATGAATGGCTTGTTGAAAATGCGAGCATCTTTAACTTCAACCTGGGCGGATCTAATGAGGAAGCACCGGCTCCCACCGGCGTAAACCCTTTCGATCTAACGGGTACGATCACACCACCGATGGGTGTTACGCAAGAACAGGCTGATGCTTTTACGACCATCAGTCAAACCAGTCAAGGTTCCGTTCCTATGACTTCTGAGGGTGCAGTTCTGGCCGCAATTCAGAACGCTTCCACCCCAGAAGAATTAAGTCGGTTGTTGACCGGACGCTGATGGCTTTAACCCATCCAATGTCTGTTTGAAAGGTTGTGAAAAATCGTGGCTAATACCTATACCGGTACCGCTACTATTACCAACCAGGTCGGTATCACCAACCTCGTAACGACTGCTTATGACAAGTACGTTGAGTTCGCTCTGCGTAGTCAGCCGTTGTTCCGTCAGGCCGCTACCAAGCGTCCCGTTGATGTTTCCCACGCTGGTGCCTCTGTTCGATTCCAAAAGTATGTTGACCTGTCCGCTGCTACCAGCACTTTGACTGAAAATGTTGACGTTGAAGCAGTTGCGCTTGCCAACACCACCAGTGTTGACGTTACTCTTAACGAGTACGGCAACGCTGTTATCACCACCGACAAGTTGGTATTTGAATCCTTGTCAGATGTTGACCCTGCTATCGCAAACATCATTGCGTACAACCAGGTTGACACTCTTGACCAGTTGGTTCGCGCCGTGCTGGTTGCTGGAGATAACCGCATTAGTTCCGACGTTGGTGCCGTGAGCACGCAAGCCGTTGGCTCGCTGACCACTGCTGACGACTTCTCGTCCAAGTTGGTTCGCTACACGGTTGCTAAACTCCGTGGTGCAAATGCCCTTCCGTTGGCTAATGGCCTGTACGGTTGCTACATTCACCCTGACGTTTCGCACGACCTTCGTGCCGAGACGGGTAATGCTGCATGGCGTTCACCTCACGAGTACTCCGGTGCTTCCGACATCTGGAACGGTGTTCTTGGTATCTACGAAGGTGCGTTCTTCATTGAGTCGCCTCGTACCTACATCGGTTCCGATGGTGTTGGTTCCAAGAAGGTTCACCGTACCCTCATCATGGGCCAGCAGGCTCTTGCCGAGGCCGTTGGTTACGAGCCACAGGTTGTTGTTGGCCCTGTCACTGACAAGTTGATGCGTTTCCGCCCTGTGGGTTGGAAGGCACTGATCGGTTGGGCACGTTTCCGCGAGGAAAGCCTGTACCGCATCGAAACCACCTCAAGCATCACTGCTTAACAACCCCTTTTAGTGGTTGTCCTTTGCTCCCCTATCATATTGTGGGTGGGGAGTATTGGACTTCCACTGAGAAAGGAAACGAAATGTCTGAACAAAATGTTGTCGCTCAACTGGTTGCTACTGCAACGATGGAAGTAATTCCAAGTTCAACCACTACCGAAAATGAGGAATCGAAATGACCGTTGGTCTCTCCGCCGCTAACACTGCTAACAAGTTGCTTGAAACGATTGGTCGTTCTGGTACACCGATCGCGTCTGGTGTGTTGTATGTAAAGTTGCACACCGCTGACCCTGGAGCCATTGGCACGACTGCTCCTTCTGCTGTTACCACTCGTTACGCTGTCACGTTCAGTGCTGCATCTGCTGGTTCCATGAACCTTGCTTCTATTGCTGGTACTTGGGCCATGACTGCCACTGAAACGATCACCCACATCTCTTTGTGGGATAACGCTACCACTGGTAACTTCTTGTGGAGTGTTGCTTTGACTGCTTCGAAGGCTGTTGTGTCTGGTGACACGTTGCAGTTGAACTCTTTGACGCTCGCTTTCACACCGATCGCGGCTTAATTATGGATGAGGCCGCTATTGCAACAGCAGCCTCGTACGTTGAGGGAGTTATCACTGCCGAGGAATTAACTGACTCGGCAGTGATCTCCCAACGCGCTGCGGAGACTGCCGTTGGTATTGTTTCTTTACCAGATAACTCTGATCCGCAGGCGTTTATCGCTGGTCTTTTGCCAATCATTATGAAGCAAAAGAATGGTTTGTATCGTTCGCTTGAAAAGTATGTGGTCAAGTATGCGGACACCATGCTAACTCCGGTTGAGGTTTTGCGGGAGATCATCGCTGATAATGTGAAGGAGTAGTCATGGCACTGACTCTTTCTAGCACTATCGCCTTGGTGAAACTTGACTACTATGCCATCGGGCCTTTGACGACCGCTTCGGTGAGTTTGCCCGCGAATAGTCTTGTCGTTGTTGTTGCTGGCAACTACACCGCCGTTGACGACTACTCCTACGCTAGCACGCCAACAAACACAGGAACCGCGCTAACGTGGACTTACGTTTCGGGCGCACAGAACGATGATGGGACTTTGTTCTGCTCTTTGGGTTTTTGGTACGCCAAGAACACGTCAGCGCAAACAGTCACCATCACATCAAACTTCTCAACGGCAGCGGGCTTGTACCCGTTGTTCTCGTTTCTTGGCGGGTACGTTTTCACAGGACACAACACCACCACCCCAAGTGGAGCGATCGGTGGTGGCAACACTTCAACAATAACGACAACCGCCGCTGGCTCATACGTTGTTTCTGGTATCACGGACGCTGGCAGTGCGACGTACACATCGTCAAACATGACTTACCAAGCAATCGCCAACGCTCAGG